AAGCAGAAGACGGCATACGAGATGACGTCGAGTCTCGTGGGCTCGGAGATGTGTATAAGAGACAGGTTATTATAGTCTTGATGCTTGCCCTAATATAAAAAACTATATTGAGAGTAGTTTGAAACTTACTGATGATAGTATAACTAATTTGTATATTAAAGAATTAGTAGTTCCAGATATAAATATTGGTGATATTAAAAATATTAGATTGAATTTATGTATATTTGTTAATAGTAAATATTATAATGCTTGCTATATTGATCTTAATCCAACAGGTGTTTATACTGTTTTTGAGAATGCATATGATACGTTCGATGAATGTGCCAATAATTGTAATGGTGTTATTTATAATGAAAAAAATAAAGCAGGTGCTTTAATAGAATACTCAGGTATAAAAAATTTTACTTTGACTAGGTCTCCTTTATGGAACCATGATCTTACTATAGATTTTGCTCCTACTATAAAAAATTACCTAAACAAGTTTACAATAGAAAAAATAAATGATTATTTTGATGTTACTGATAATTTGATTTTTAAGACAAGTGATATGATATTAAAGGATCAGTTTTTTTCTGGTTCTTCTTATATTGAAGGTAAAGGTTATTCTGTATCGCAACCTATATTATGTAAAGCTGGTATAACTTATAAATACAATTTTGATAAAGCAGGAATGGGTAATAATATTAACTGCTGTAAAGTTGATAAATATGGTTTAAATCCTGTTGCATTTACTGTTAATTTATCCCCAGATGATAGTACAGCTACATTTTCATTTACAGAGGATACCTATGTTAGGATTAACTGTGGTAGAAACTTAGATTCTATTATTCTTACGGAGGAGTCTATATTCCCTGATCCTTTTTCCTACTCTCAAGGAGGTAATATATTAAATGAAAGTTTCATTCTTAATGAAAGTCAAAAAAAACAGGTTGAAAATATATCGGAAAATGCAATAAATAATTTAGCTAATAAAATTATAGCATGGGACGGAGATAGTATTGCTGCTGGCGACAAAGGTACACCTTGGGCAAGCATTATTATGTCAAAAAATAAAATGATAGGAAAGAATTTTTCAGTTGGTGGAGCTACCATAACTTCGGGTACAACAACAAGTAGCGGTATTAATAGACACTGGGTTAGTTATAATATAGATACTATACATCAACAATATCCAGCTTTAGATTATTTAATTCTTGAAGGAGGTTCCAATGATGCAGACTTAGAATCTCAAATCCAAATTGGTATATTTGACCCACTCGATTTTGATGGGCCATTTGATAATACCACATTCCATGGCGCTTTAGATTACTTATTCTCTAAAGCTATTACATACTACCCGGGCACTAAGATAGGATTTATTATAGCTGTTAAAATGGGTAAAGGTAAATATTCAAGTGTTTCAAATAGGAGGGATTTCTTTGATAAGATAAAACTTGTTTGTGAAAAGTGGGGTATTCCTTATATAGACTTATGGAAAACAAGCCCAATGAACCCAAATATGAGTGTATATTGGAATCCTGATTTAACTCCAGAAGAAAATATAGCTCAAGGTTATTATTATGCAGATGGTCAACACCCTACTACTGTAGGTTATAATTATACTGCCCCAATGATTGAAAGTTGGATTAAAACTCTGTGATTTATAGTATTATCATGTACCGCTACTTCTCCTACATATCAGACCTCGCAAATTGGGCCAAGTCCATCGCCATAGCCGCCGTTGTCACGGCGATGGACTTCGTGTCGCCGATCGAGAACTTCTTGGTGGTGATCCTGTCGCTGGCCTTCATCGATACGTTCTGGGGGTTGGCTGCGGATCACGGGGATTTCAGGAAAAGCAAGTTTATCCGTAGCTGGGTGTACATGCTAATCTATTTTCTGATCATAATTATCTCATTCTGGATAGGCGTGATGATGGATATATCGGAGGATAACGCCAAGGCTTTCGTGTCTTGGATCACGTGGGCGATGATATGGTTTTACGGTACTAATGTCTTGAAGAACATGGGCAAGGTATTCCCGGATAACAAAGTGATAGCCTTCTTGTATTGGGTTGCCGCCGTGAAATTTATCAGCAAGGTCAATTTCTTGGATGAGTATAACAAGACAAAGAATAAAAAAGGCTCCCCAGATCCAAAAGGATAGGGGAGCCGGATAAATTTTAGCTTCCTGTCTTTCGCAAGGGAGGATAGCAAGGTTAACAAAGCGCATAAAAGTATAAAAAATAATTGATATGAGAACGATTAACAGGAAAATCAACTTGATCGTGATCCATTGTTCGGCCACTAGGGTAGATAAGGATTATACCCCTGAGCAATTAGAGAGAGACCACAAGGCGAGAGGATTCAACTCCGCTGGTTATAACTATTATATCCGGAAGAGCGGGGAGATAGTATCTATGCGTCCATTGGAATTGATTCCGGCTCATGTGACCGGATATAACAAGAACAGTATAGGAATATGCTATGAGGGTGGTCTTGATCCGGACGGGAATCCGGATGATACACGTACGGAGGCACAGAGACAGTCGATTATAAGGCTGTTGTTGGATTTGGTCGTACAGTTCCCGGATAGTAGGATCTGCGGTCATCGTGACCTATCCCCGGATCTTAACGGTAACGGTAAGATTGAACCGGACGAGTGGATGAAGATGTGTCCGTGTTTTAATGCCGAGGAGGAGTATCGCAATATATGAAACCTTGGCAAGTAATATTAATACTAGTGTGCTTGGTAGCCAGTTTCACGGCTGGCTACCATATCCGGGGGGATGTGACTGATAAAGTCGTGTCTAAATCCGATACCGTATTAATAACCGACACGATCCATGACAGTATCCCGTATCCTGTTTACGAGACATTGGTGCGGACGATACCGGAGCCTTTTCCTGTCTACATTACATTAGACGGTGACACGGTAAAGGAACCTGTATATGTTCCGGTACCCATAACTAGCAAGGAGTACAAGACGGATGATTATAAACTCTCGATTTCGGGTTACAAGCCAAATCTCGATTACATCGAGGTCTATCGCAAGACTGAGTATATAACCAAGACGATCACCCCCCGTAGATGGGGAATCGGCGCGATAGCCGGTTATGGGATCGGTAAACACGGGTTGTCTCCCTATGTCGGGATAGGCGGGTTCTATAGGATTTGGTGAGGCTTCCGTGGCTCACACCCGGGAAACCTCTGATAATAGAATGAATGCGTTATATGAATAACAAGGGCTGACGTTTTTTTGTTCATGATAATTTATATTAGTTTGATGGTGACTTCGTGAGAACGAGCCGGAAAGGGAGGATAAAGAAAAAGAATCTTCCCTAAATAATCGGATCGGAAGTTTGATTATTTTTTCATGCCACGCACGACGGGAAGATTCTTATATGTCTTTCTGCCGTGCATTTTTTGTGCCCGGCTTTGATAGTAAAACAAACCACGAAATAAAAAGTTTATGAATAAGGTGGAAATTTTTTACAAAAAAGTGATAGAGGCAGTCTGCAAGGAGTGCGGGACCGATCCGGTAATGATGTTTAGCAACAACAAGGAGAGGAACGTTGACGCTAGGGGAGTGGCTATAACCATACTGGCCGATCGCAAGTTGAGCGACAATATCATATCCGATCTGACTGGAATGACGAGGCAAGCCGTGAACCGGATGCGTAACTTGTACCCGGACAGGATAAGGAGGAGTTACTACCTGAGGAGGACGGTGGAGAGCGTCAAAGAGGAGCTATCCGGTACGGTCTGAGGGTGCGTTATGTTGTAAGGCATGTGATTTGTCTATGAAAAAATTTTCATATAACAAAATTTTGTGCGACATTTGCGGAATAAAAGGTGATTTTTATAGCCTCGTCAAGTAACCAGCCTTGGCTGAGGCTTTACTTTTAACACCTTATATCTTAAAAAATGTATATTCTAAATAGATCATGAAAAAATATGACAGCGATCGTAGGAGTTTTAAATAAACATGCTGTAGCTATTGCGGCGGATAGCGCAATTACTACAACGGGTCTATCTAGACGAAAGGTCTTTAATCGGGGGAATAAAATATTCACGTTGTCTAAATTTCATCCAGTAGGCGTTATGATTTATAATAACGCTGCATTAGAGGGAGTGCCTTGGGATGTTATAATTAAACTTTATAGAAGGTCTTTGGGAGATAAATCTTTTCCAAAATTGGAGGATTATAAAAAAGATTTCATAAGATTTATCTATAAAAAGAATTTTTTTATAGATAAATCAATTCAGTTAAGCTATTTAAGTGCGTCTGTTCAGTTTATCATTACTAATCTTATCGGGAATGAGGCTGGTCGATTGTGTGGAGGTATAAGGGATGACAATCATGATGATTTTTTGTCACAGATGAAAAGATTAATGAGACAGTATTCTGATTTATATTCTTCCACAAAACAATGTGAGTCTCTAAGTGGTTATAAGATTGATGATTTCGTTAAGTATTCATCAAAAGTTTTTGATGACCTAATCAATTCTCTAAATCAGATATCTCCAGATAAGGAATTTAGGGAATATGCGGAGACTCTTATTTTCAATATGATAAAATCAGAGCATGATAATCTCCCTTTTACAGGTATAGTTTTTGTTGGTTATGGTGAAGATGATATATATCCTAAATTGGATCCTGTTAATATTTCATTGGTCATAGACAACAAGCTTCGATATTATGATGATATAAATAATTCTGTTGAGATATCGGATAAAAATTCATCTGCGATTCAGCCTTTCGCTCAAACTGATGTTATGGATACAGTTTTACTAGGTATCGATCCCAAATTAGAAAAGTTGTTTATTGAAAATTTTAAAAAGACGATAACTAAATATGGAAACATGATCGCAGAAGGTGTAGATAGAATTGATCCTCAAATGGCCGCCAAGATACGGGACTTGGATATAAGCGGAGTTGTCAATGAATTTAGAATATTGAATAGGGAATTGAAAAGAAAGCAATATATTATACCTCTAGTAAGGGCTATCTCTTCTTTAGAGAAAGAAGATTTAATAGATGTGGCAGAAAGTTTGATATCATTGACTTCCTTAAAAAGAAGGATGACCTTTGAGGAAGAGAGTGTGGGCGGTCCGGTAGATGTGGCTGTTATTTCTAAGGGGGACGGATTTATTTGGATAAAAAGAAAACATTATTTTGACCCGAATTTAAATGATCATTTTTTTAAAAACTATTATAGATAATACATATGGGAACGTTATTACAGTCTGATGCAGGTTATTTGTTCGCTCTTGATAATGATGTTATCATGAATGAACCTAATGAATTGGATGCCTATATAAAATCAAAAAGGATCCAAGAATGTAAAGATTCATTAGAGGATGGTATGAGCCTTGATGAAATATCGGAGGTCGTTTCCAATAGGTTAGTTGATCTTATAAAAAAACAATTAACAAGGGAATAGTATTCTATATTTCTTTATAACAAAAAAGCGTCGTCAACACAAATTGGCGGCGCTTTTTTTGTCTCATCCCCTTCCGCAAAGAACTAGCAACAACCTCGCAACAAGCTAGCAAGGAGATATTTATTTAGCAAAGCCCTTCTCATGATTTTTGTCGTGTCCGGTAATGGTGCCGGATTAACGACAAAAATTAAAGATAATGGATAGAAATTATTTTATCGGTACTCCCGAAGGAGGCAATTCCGGTGGAAGTAAGTTTGATATCATGGCCTTTCTCCCGAGCTTGATGGGCGGTGGTGGAAAATCATTGGACCCCAATTTGGTAGCGGCTTTGATGAACAATAAGGGCAATCAAGACGCTTGGGGCGGTGGTGGTTGCTGGTGGATCTGGATCATCCTCCTGTTCTTCGTATGGGGAGGCTGGGGTGGCAACGGCTTCGGCAACAACGGGGCTAACGGATTACCGGCTCAATTGAACAATGACGCTGGTCGTGAATTGTTGATGAACGCTATCCAAGGAAACGGAACGGCTATCAGCCAATTGTCATCTTCCTTGAATTGCTCAACCCAACAATTACAAAACGCTATCTGCCAGATCCAAGGACAGATCCAGAGCGTGGGTAACCAAGTAGGCATGAGTTCCCAACAAATCATTAACGCCGTCCAAAGTGGTAACAATCAATTATTGAGCCAGATCGCCGAGTGCTGCTGCACGGTTAACAACAACATCACTAAGATGGGCTACGAGAACCAATTGGCTAGCTGCAACCAGACAAACACGCTGGTGAATACGATGAACAACAACACGTTGACTCTCCGTGACTCAGGTCTGCAGAACACCCGTGATATCATCAACGAGGTTCGTGATTTCAAGAGCTTGTATCAACAAGACAAGATGGATCGCTTGACGGCGGAGAACCTAGCCTTGAAAGGACAGATCTCCCAAAGCAACCAGAACGCCTATTTCGCCGCTACTCTACAGGCGCAGACCGCCCCTCTAGGTAACGCCTTGGGTGATTTGAGCTCAAGATTGGCCAAGATCGAGTGTAACCAGCCGGAGGTGGCAAAGGTTCCTTACTCCCCCGTGGTAGGCATACCCACTTGCGTGGCCGCCCAGTACGGATTAGGCCTAGGTCTCGGTAACTGGGGAAACTTCGGCAACGGATGGGGATAATGAGTTAATAACCTAAAAATAAAGAGTTATGGCATTCATTAGTCCTTTCATAATGGCGAACAAGAACGGTATCCCACGTTTGGAGAGCACGGGCGTTACGGTCGGGACGACCAACGTTCGTTTCTCCTTCCGCAATCACCCGTTCCTGTCAGCCCCGTTTAGCGGGTTGATCTTGTTTCGTCTGGCCCAGCCTATCCCGGCTGGTACTACCGGGACATTGCCGGTAGTGTTTGACACGAACGGCTCCACGCAGGCGCTAACGACCATTAACGGCGCAGATGTCACGGCATCCGATATAACCGGCACCGGAATCTACTTGTGTTACTATGAGTCGGGCAATAATACGCTCCAGATAATGACGGGAGTGGTGTGATAGAGTATCAACGAGAGACCGGAGCGATCCGGCTCTCATAAAAACCAAGAAATATGTTCAAGAATCAGAGACAAGGGAATCCTTTATATATCCTTCATAAGGGGAATACGCCGTTTTGTGAGGTTGGAAGCATAGTCAGCGTGTCCCCTCCGAGACCGGAGAATCCAAATTTCAATATGTATGGTCCGCAAGCTAAAATCGTGGTGGACATAAAGGCCAAGGTAGGTGAGGACAACGTCAGCTTCTCCAACGTCTTGTCCGACGTCACCATTACGGATTACCCCACTACAAACGGGGAGAAACTGGTTGTGTCATGCGATCTAGGTGCCCTGAATACGGAGATCAACGCCATGATGCAGCAAAGCCGACAGGCACTTGACAGCATCGATTACCATAAATCCGTGATTGAGGGGTGCGAGAAGATGCTGGTAATACTGAACCCTGAGTTTGCCCGGGAGAAGGAGAGGGAGAGTGAGATCGCTAACATGAGAAACGAGATGTCCGATCTGAAGGAGGCTAACGCAAGGTTGGTTGCCATGATGGAGCAACTTGTCGGTTCCGTGAACGGTAATAATAACAATAATAAAAAAACAGAGTGATATGGGAACATATAGCAGAAAACTGAAGGAGCTGATCGAGGAATTCGACGCCATGGAAGACGAGGATATGTTGGAACTGGCTAAGGAGGCCTATAAGCTTGGCTGTAAGGAAGGAAAGCGGAAGGCCATGGAAGGCTATGGCAACCGCATGGAGGAAGACGAAGACGATGAGTTCGAGGACGACGACGAGTTCCGTGAGATGTGGGAGCGTGGCGGCTACGGCAACCGTGGCGGCGGTCGTGGATCATCCGGGGGAGGCTATGGCAATCGCCGGGGAGTAAGAGGATCCGGACGTGGACGTAGGTAATAATAATCATGGGAGGGGCGAAAGTCCCTCTCTTAAATCAGCAGATCATGAGATTGGACGCATACGATAAGTTCCCTACGGGAATGAGAGAATATTTAAAGGCGTATGGCTGGCATTTCTCCAAGGCCATGTGCGATTTCGCCGTTTCCCGGATGTGGACGGTAGACGATTCCGGAGATAAAAAAGAGACTAGGAGTTATACCAAGGAGGACGTGGATAAGATACTGAAGCAATATGGCGTTAAGTTAAGTAAGTCAGAAGGATATGACTATGTCTATGTCGCTAATATGTGCCTGTTCGATTTTCAATCGAGATTGCCATTGAATGAGCAAGGGCTAGCTAGGTATATCAAGGCCGTGATAGATGATCCAGATGGCTATGATGGCATGGTGTTCACAAGGTATTACGCTGATTGCATAGGGTCTGGCACGCCTATAATCTGGGAGGAGATGATGTGATGGGAGGCTGGGGCTACATACTGAGGATCTTGAAGGGAGAGTCCCCCAAGGACGTGCTGGCGAGTATGCCGGAGAAGGATTTTGACAAGGTATCCGAGGTGGTTGGCAATCTCAAGGCTACCAATCTCACCCGGCAACAAAGGAGGAGGATAGAGCGGGAGTTCAAGACGGTAAGGAGATGATACGACGGGATTACCATATCAAGAGATACGATTGGGTGATCCACGTGCTGTATAACGTCACCTGCTCGAGGACATCCGATATCATAGCCCTATTGAGGAGGGTCGGTTGCCCGGAAAGCAAGATACGGGAGGCTTATGGCAACGTAGGATCCTGCAAGCTGGACGTGGGACTTACTTATTCCAACTACCGGCGAAGGGAATCCGTCATGGTGATAGGCCGGACCTCGTCTTACGGGGAATTCTCCAATTCGCTGTTCCACGAGTGCCGGCACTTGACGGATCATATGTCCTTGGCCTTGGATCTGGAGATCGGAGGGGAGCCTATCGCTTACTTGGCTGGCGATATAGGAGCCTTGATGTCCGATGAGATAAGGATGTTCATCTGCGATTGCCATCGTCACAGGAACGATATAAACGATGAGTTATGGGAAAGAAAAAAGAAGATAAAAAGAAAAAGGAATCCGTAAGACGGGAGATAGACCTCCTCACGGATTCCTTGGATTTCGAGCCTATAAACTTTCATGAGATTAAGGCTAGGATCAGGTACTTGATGAGCATAGAAGGGAAAAGAAAGTGACATTATACTTTATCCTCTATGCTGACATCAGGGCTTGTCGTGCCTTATTGAGCGTGTCTTGATCAACCTGTCCGTTGATCGCGTTCATTTGATCCGATGGGATACCTTGGATATTTCCACCTTGCTCAACCGCTTGTTTGTTGGATTGAATGGACTGAAGTATCTGGTCTGATCCGGGGTAATATGATAGTGATAACATTTGCTCCGCGGAAATGGCTCCGGCCATCCATAATTCCTTTACCAAGTCGTTTAACATCATTCTCGCTACCGGAGATTCAGCGGATTCCTTGATGTTGACCTTGAAATCTATATCTTGGACTGTCTTCGGGTCATACTCATTATAAGTGGCATAACCCGCTGATCTCTCCATCGATATGTTCCTTGGGGATTGATAATATTGATGGATCGTTTTCATCTTTTTACGAGCGATCTCGGCCTCGAACGTGGAGAACTTGGTTAGTAACGTAGCGATAGATGTAGTGGAGTTCTGTGTTTCCATGGCATATCTGCTTGCCGCTGTTGATCCCGACGGGGTTTTCCCTTGCAAGGCTTCCGACACGGACGTTATATCGTTTATGAAACTCAATTGTAATTGCAATAGCTCCGTGGTACCGATATTGGTAGAGTTCGATGTTATGACTTCCGGTTTGTTCCCGCTCTTGGACGGCTCGTAAAAAATAAATGATCCGATCTCAACGAATTGCTCGGCGAACTCACGATTGGACATCCCGTCCGGAACGGAGTCTTTAGGGATCATCTTTACTCCCTTTACCGCTGATTGGATAGCCAAGTCGTTAAGCATGATCAGCCGGTTGATGTATCGTTGCTGATCTATGATAACGGAAATAAAAGGAACTGTCCGTCCATTCACCAAATAGTGTAGCTTGTAAATATAGGGGTGAGACTTATATTCATAAGGCGTGTCATACTCGGTAAGTACACGTCCGTCCGGTGATAGCATTTGGAAATGCCAATATTGATCTATTATATAGGTGTATTCTATCAATGGGATCTCTTCCGGAGGTAATCCCTGTGACATTCCCATACGCATACGATCCTCATTCTCTCTCTTGATAACAGGAAGATCGCTAAGCTCTATCCTGTATATAGGATCATCGGTGTCCATGATATCCACGCAACGGTATCTAGGCTTGTTCTCCAATGTCCAAACATGGTAGGTCCGGCACAGGTCGGCGGCGGGAGGCGTGTCGAAAGACTCGTCCATGAAACGATCGGTCTGCTGGGTTCCCAGATTTTCCATACGATTGAGCCAAGGTGAGTAAATCTCCTCTAATTGCCTGTAATCATACTCGGACTCCGCTAATACCGAGGCTAGCTCGCCTAATGTATAGTCACGGATCTCCCCGATCAAGGAATCATCCCAGTGCCTTGGATCATTGGCTTTCGACTCATAGAAGAAATAGGAAGGGTTGACCACGTAGGTGTAGCTGTCCTCTATATCGTCATGGCTAGACCATTCTTCCGTTACCACGGCGCATCCACCGCAAATAAACTCTATCATTTCGGAGGTGAGGACATCTTTCATAAGGTTATTTTCCCAGTTGGTCTGTAAAGCGTCCGTCATCATCTGTGACTTGGTATCCGCGTCTTTCTGCCGGGCGAAACATACGGGAAGGGTAGCGGTCTTTGCGTATAACCCCGCCAATGTATTTACGATCTTGAAAAGATGATTGTTCTGCAAAGCGACCCCTCCCGTACGCCTCGCTATCCTATCGCGTTCCTTCGTTCTTTTCCCGTCCTTGTCCACCACGATATCACCCCATTGGTCACCGAACACGTAACGGAAATTACGAAGACGGGTGGCCCTGAAATCGCTAAGGTTTTCCCAAGCGTTTTGGCACCTAGACAGTAAAGGTATGTTGGTCTTGTCCGTGCCTGATATCTTGACGCGGTGCTTGACGCTATCAACCGTCGTGGGGCGTCGGGAAAACCGTGATTTAGGAATAAGTCGTTTCATGATTGATCTTTTTAATCGCAAATAAATCGAATAAAAGCACTTGGTTTTGTCAGAATAACCAAAATAACAAAATAATCATACCTAAAGCCCTATTTTTGCCAGAAAAGGATCACAAATGACATATGAGTTTGAATATATAAAGGCGATAAATAAATGCGAGATGCTATCCAGCTTCGAGGGACGTGATCTCTTCGGGGATAGCGGGGAAAGCCTATATCTAAAGATAAAGATAACGGAACAGGACAGGCCTCTTATAAGGACATATCTGGAACAAGCGGCAAGGTCGTTGGAGGAAGGCATGTCCAAAATCATAACCTCTTCCGCTTACTCGGAAGAAGGGTTCGTATGGGAGGTCAGGACGGAGGATACACGTTGGAACGTCAACAGGAAACTGGACGAGAACCTGTTGGACGCTCTGGTTGGTTATTCCATGATGAGTTGGCTTTCTGATCGGAAGCCTGATAGGATAGGGGTTTATAAATCTTTGTGGGAGGATATGTCCGTCATGTGCGTGAAGAACATATACAGGAAGAATCCCCCGCTATTAAAAAAAGCATGATATGGACATAAATCTAGGTTGGACATATTTAAAGCATGACATAGACCAGTGGACGTGGAGGCTGGGAGATATGAGAAAGGAGGATCCCGGTAAAAGATTCTCCTCGCAGTCCGATGATAACGAGGCCGATGATACTTTTATAAGACGCAAGATAGAGGAGGCGGTGGCGACCTTAAAGGTTTCCTTGTCCGGTATCTTGGAGGATATGCCCGGCGATTCGGATGACTCATTGGATACCGATGCCGTGAATTGGGTGTTGCGCATGAAGGATCGTCGTGGAGGATATGATAGTGAGTCATTGGCGACCTTGATCCATAAATACGTGGTGTGGTTCGTCCTTTGGAATTGGTGCCTGATTTACTTTGAGGAACTAGCCGGAAAGCTAGAGGAGGAGTTAAAGGGTATAGCGTCCATGATAGAGGAAACCGCCTATTCAAGGAAAGCTCCTCGAAAGTGCAAGAGGAAGCCGTTTAAGGATATCGATGATGTCATTGTTGATGATGTCATTATAGAAACAGGAGAAATATGAGAGACAGGAAAATCATACAGCCACGTGTCGATATGCGTGGATTTGAGTTAACGATAACGCTATTGAGGTGCGAGATTGAGTATGACGTGGATTTCGAGACATGGAAGGTTGGGGATGTATCGGGCCTTCCCGGAAAGGAAAGAGCTGGGCTGGAGACCTCAGAGGAAACGGCGGATTGGATGTTTCGTCAAGTGAATGATGCGTTGTCGGAGGCTACCGGCCATTTACGGGCGTTTTCACCTTGGGTTCAGAGCCGCGCCGTAACGGACGAGGTGAAGGATGATAGGGAATGGATCATAAACTTGGTGATGGAAAGAGGATGGCGTGGAGATCCGAGGAGATTGGCCGTTTATATCCACCGTTTCGTGGTTGATAGCGTATTATCTTTTTGGTATAGGATGGTAGATCCATCTAGGGTACAGATGTACGCCTCTCAAAAGGAGGAGGATCGAAGAAATATCATAAACGAGGCAAGGGAGACACAGGTTAAGGATGTTTATTTCAGATTATAAATCATGGGAAAAGGTTTTGAGAATGGTCACATGAAGATGGGAGGAAGGGAGAAGGGAACCCGGAATAAGAACACGGAGATAAAGAATTTTTTCCGTGATTTCGTAATCGACAATCAGGAAGAGTTCAAGAAAGCTTTCCTCAAGCTAAAGGATAAGGATAAATGCGCTGTTTATTTAAAAGCTAGTGAGTTCGTGGTACCAAAGGTATCCTCTATAAAGTTCGAGGACGCTAAAAACACTAATTCCGCTATTGAGTTGTTGAAGGTAGCGGCCAGTTACAAGCAAAAAAAATGACATATACCCCCGGCTAGGCCGAGGGGTACTTTAACGCATCCTCCAATCCCTTCTAGTCTCGAATCTTACTCTGGTTCCTGATAATGTATCTAAATCATATAGGTTTGAGAAATAAACGAGCCGATAGTATTTAAAAGCCCTTTGCCTAAGAGATTTAAGCCGAGACCAATTTTTCCTATCCGCGCTTACGAATACCGCTATCTTGATTTTTGAGGACTCATCCTTTCGTAAACCCAACGTCCTAAGATCGACTAGTACCTTTAAAGAGAAAGGATCTCCTAACGTCAAGGCACGTGTGATCGCTATGCCTTTTCTGGTATCTTCAGAGATATATTTTTCCAGTGAGTACAAAACGTTACCTATTTGCACTACCGAGCTTGGATAATCTTGCGCCATGGCCTTGACCTCTTCCCCTACGAAAGTGGAGAATTCCCCGGTGTCCAAAGAATATACATAATGCTTTCTAGTCCCTTTGGGATAAATATGCAATAGGGAATTCGTATAATCATAGGCAATCTTACAAGCTCGCAATGTCTCTACGAAAGTTTCCGTGTCCGGGATGAAAAGATCGCTAAAATCCGGGTTGACATTAAAGAATGTCTCATCAATATTTACTCCTTCCAACGATGACGATAAAAGGCTGATATCGGAGCCTTGCAATAATTTAAGGCCACGCTCGGTACTGAATACTATCGAGGAATCCAGTTGCGTGATACTATCCGGATTATTGCAAACATCCCTGCTTATAGGTTGGATGGAGGAATACAATCCCGCGTCCGATAATTGCAAGGCCCATATCCCATCGGAAGAGAAAGCGTATAAGGGAAACTGCCCGAATTGCCCTTGGGACAGCGCTTTCGTGGTGGATCGGATACCTACGATCTCACCGGTTCCCACCGTGTTTATTCCCGCCAACGGGAAATAAAACGGGTTATTGACCTCGGACGTATATATCTTGTTTGGCATATTGACCGACTTGTCCGTTGATATTGGTGTGCTATCGCTGCCCGGTTTAAATATGATCGGGGCGTATGAGTCGAAATAGTAAGCCCCGTTCAGCGTGTTATGCGGAGAGAGGGTAACGATCGCTTGGTATCCGTCCGAGTTTCGTGTTATCACCATCTTGTATGCGTTAGCGTTGGGGTAATATAGGTAATGCAAATTGATACCAAGGTTATATGAGGAGGATGTTTGAACGACGATATCCTTTTCTCCTTCTCTTATGAAAACCTTTATGCTCAACGTGCTGCTACCGTCGTTGTACGTTACCATGGACTCCGGAGGATAACCGTCAAATAGTATCCTTTTTATATTAGCTATATTTAACCGCTGGTTATAAGTATAGGAATAATCAGGTATTAGCCAATCTAAATTCTGGTACCCGTCCGCGTCAACAAGTTGCTCTCGATTTTGCAACGATTCCAGCACATTATCCTCTAAAGTGAGAGAGCGTCTTTCACCCCCGTTATAACCGCACAAGTCCTCATACGCTATGCTTGCTACTTTGTAAAACAATGAATTATCCGGCACCTTATTATCCATGGCCTTTCCGGGTAAGACGAGTTGATCGGTATAACCTGATCCCGGCAGGGCTATGGACAAGGCTCCCTCGAATGTATGCCTGTTGTAATATCCTCCACCAATAGAGTACACCCCGAAACCGTTATCGTCTGATATTTTTTGTGCCCCATTAATCTCCCCATAATAATCAAAGGTGTATATTGGCGGCGTTATGAATATATCAAGGCTTTTAACTATGTCCTTCCACCATTCCCTTTGATTCCCCATTCCGCTGACTTTGTAATTAATGGAGCATACCACTGAGGATATAATGAAGTTTACAATGATCTTTGCGTCAAAATCCTCTGTGTCCACGTCAATAGTAAATGGAACGTGAGGAGTTACTCCGGACGATGGTATCATCAGTATCGGGGCTGATTGCATGTAAGACGTTCCGTCATATAGTCTATAAGCGTAACGAATAAAGAACGGATATATAAACATGCCTCGATCTACACTTCTCTCCCTGATAAATTTTGAGACATATCCCATCACGGAATTACTGATAGTTGATAGTTGATCTTCCGTAAAGGCTCCATCATAGGGCGGATCAACGGATACGGACAATTGTTCGGTCTTATCCAATGATCCTACCAATCCGAATGACAGGATAGGGAAGGGGGGCTTATCTCCTAATTCCTTATAAAACTCTCCATCCCAAAGTAAATATCTTATAGGATCTTCGCTTATTACAATCAAGGTGTTTCCTATGGACGTGATAGCTTTGGGAATTTTGTCATATTGGTTCGCTCCAATAAGATGGGTCGTTCCGTCCGTATCCGCATAACGTAAAACATTCGTCTGGAAAAAGATATAGTGAAGGAAATCCTTTGTCCGATGCACGTACATAAGTATCGATCCTTCCGGAAGGGTTATGCCTAATTCTTTCGGAGGCTGTATATTCACCAACTCACCATTCTTGGGTATCAAATTTACACATTCTGATAATTCCCCCTCGTTTCCGATAGATGGAGAACGGTGTATCCCGTAGGATAATGAAATATCTTGCTGTTCCATTTTTTGCGATAAAATTATATGATATAAGTAATAGGTTTTGACATATTGATCAAAACCTATTGCATTTAGGTGGCCTTGATGTGCCTGTTATGATATCTCTGAAATTAGGCAACTGCAAATAGAACGAGAATCTGCTTAACGGTCTCCATCGTTCAAGCAATGATTGGTTGCACTCATTCCATCTATCTTTTCCGAAGCGGATATCCAAGGCATTAGTTATCTTACGCACGATAGACTGGATGTATGGTACATTTGCCCTGTTCCCAATGGAAGGGGTATAAATACATATTTTGTATATTCCTCCATTAATACAATCCCAGCTTCCCCTATAAAAAGTGATATGGGCTTTGTCTAGTATTGCCTCGTCTGATAAGCTTATAAATCCGTTATAACTTCCGATCAACATCGCTTCGAATACTTTTAACCCAGTGGACGAGCGAAGAAGCTTTTTCAATTCTCTCTCGTCCCGGACAATTTGGCTTATTCCCATAAATAGCTATTTTAATTGTCGACTTTCCGTATTACTAAAGAGTTGAACGTGTTCAACTGATATTTAAGACCATTAGATAGATCCTCGCACATGTAGCATTGCTGATCGTTGGAATAATATACCTTGAAATCATGGGCCATGCCATTGATACGTATGATATCGTTCTCCATGACATCGTCCCCATCCTCGTATTTCTTTCCGGTAGGGTGTGATCGTCTTGCCATTATCAATGTAAGAGATACTGGGGCGTCTTCCCACGTTAAGTATCTACCTGTTAATTTATAAATACTGCCTTTTGGAAGTACGATCGCCGAGTTGTGATCCTCGACGGAAAAATATTCCTCGTCATGCGCCGATCTCTCGTCCGTCCATACCTCTCCTTGCCGCACTGGGAAGTTATCAAGAATAACCTCGTCACCATTCTTGTTTACGGCCAAGAATACTATTGTTTGCTTGCCTAACTTCATGACATATTATAGTTTACTTATTCCTCGATTTGATGATTACTTTTACTCATGATTCTGTTATTCTTAATGTTGTACTAACTCTAACTCTGATTCAAAAAATTCCTCGAAATACATTTTCCCGTTAGGATAATGGAGCATAACACAATAAAGGTTTTCTTTACGTGCCCCATCTTTGGTTTTAACTAAAGACTTTTCTTCCACGACTTCAGCGATAACGCCGACTTCCGACTTATGCCTTTCGTTCGTACACCACACATGTTGTTTGATTTTATATTTTGTTGCCATATTCATATCTTTTTAATTATGAGCCTTCATAGTAGGCTCGGTTAATACTATTCCTCTAATCACCATTCTCTTTCATCCGTTGCAATACATCCTTGCTCGCTTCGAGTATCTCGTCGAAAGACGGGATAGGTATCCATGCGACCCTTGTATAGTGCATCGCTAAGTTAACCGCCCATTCTTTGCCATCGTAAGAATCACTAGACACAAAGTATTTCCCGCTTATATTCATTCTGCTTAGAACTAAAACCTCGTCTTTATTCTCCGGTAGCCGGTCATTAATATTTATCCACGGAGATTGCTTTGCCTGCCATTCGGCACCGGCCTTGAAGCCTCTTTTAAAATCATTCTCGCATATAAGGGAGGCGATTTTATCATCTTCCCCCCATGGGAACTGGCTTGAATATTCTTTTGCCGCATCTTCTATCGTCTGTCCCATATCAATATCTCTTTCCATTGTTAATGCTTATTGTTTAAATTCCCAAAACGAAAGCTTGCCTTTCACGCCTGTTATCGGCTTGTCAAACATTACAGGGTTTGCCAATACCCAATTATAGACAACCTTTCTGCCTGTAATATTCTCATGCAGTTTAGGATTCATGCCGACTGTGTAGTTTTCTGTTTTCTCTGCCCAAATGGATGAATGATTTACTACGCAATCCACAATCTCTACGCTGCCAATGATTGTACCAAAAGGCAGATTACCAAACATTGTTTCTTTAGCAATCGTACCAAATGCAGCCTTCATTTGGGCATCAGTTAAATCGACGCTAAACTTTTTACCATGAGAACCGGCAGCATGAATAAGCACACGTCCACGATAGTTAGTTCTCCAAGTACGATTCTCAATGTCTTTGATATCGTGGACTATCAAGGAGGCCCACGGTTGTTTGATGGTTATTGCTTTCATTTTTAACCTCCTTTTACCAATTCTAGATTATCATAAACATTACCTATTACTTTAATTTCTCTTTTATAATCAGTCCACCAGCAAGGACTAACTTGCTGCCAATAACGAGTTTTAAGATCACAGTCCAAATCTGTAAGATTAGCCAAGCAATAACTCGCCCATTCATCTATGTACCTGATCAATTTAGGATATTTGCCATTCACGCTGATAATGTCCCCCTCGTAAATCTCCTTTCTGCTCTTGTCTTTTAAGCCTGTGAACTGGCCTATAGTTGTTTCATCGCACATAACTCCAGACAATTGAAAGAAGTGAGTATCACCTCTAAAATTATACTCTCTCTCAACATACAGTTCATTCTGCTGGTCTATAATGCAATAGTCGTCGGCTTGAACCAATCCACCATACGCCCATTTATTATTATCAATACGCTTCGCTCTGAATTTAATCTCACGCATTTGATCCTCCTTTCTCTAAAATATCATCACAAGCCTCACCATCACACCTTACCGGCTTTTGATGGAAGGCGCACCAAGCGCCCCCGTTTGCGTCTTCATCCTCGATAAGTCGGCAATCACCGCATTTATCTGTTAGGTATTTCTTGTCAAGGTATCCTTCCTTGATAAGCCATTCAATCATATTCACAACAGCATCTAAGACATTCTTTTTCATAACCTCATGCTTGCAGTCGTATCCCAGTTCTGTGTATTGGATGAACCAATACACGCTATCTTTTGTGATTTCCAAACTTAAATCGGGTCGGTTGCGTTGTGAAATCGTGGCAGGAAGCATGTTTATCAGCTTGGATAGAGACCAAGCCGGGAATGCCATATCTTGATCCACATGATTTTCAACCCTGCCATATTCAGATGCGACCGGTAATTCAAATTCATCCAAATACATGTCTGCCGTATCCGGTCTCACCCCGGCCTCTAACAGGCGTGATGATTGTTTTTTATTCGTGCAAATTTGATTCATATTATAATTCGTTGTTAAAATATTTCTTATTATCTATATCTTCCCTCAATTTTTCGATGTAAGAAAAATACCATTCACGTGTTTTCTCCTTGTCATTCCCTACGTATAATAAACCAAAAGGATCGTACTCTATAAACTCCTCGGTCTTGCAGAAAGGGCAGGGGACATCCCCGCCTATGATCAATCCCCCAACCTCGCTATCATATGAGTCAAGATCCCATAAATATCCATTGATACAACGTGCGTCTGGATAAGATGCACCGAAAAAGGGAAACTCGGGACATTGTTTTATTTTCTCTTCCATATTTATCCCTCTTGAATAATTGTACATTCTATCTCTTCGTCCCATGTGACATCCACCGGATCGTACTCATACTCTCCATCGGACGTGCGTATCATTACCTCCGCTTCCGGGTCTTGCTCTTGGAGAAGAGCGATTAGTTCTTTATTTCTCATAATTTTCTCCTGTTGATTTAAGGGGGTACCCCTTGGACGGAATACCCCGGGTAAGTATTAGTTCTGCTCGGCAAGTTTCTTGAACTCCCCAAGCAACATATAGATCGTGGCGATATCGTCCTTGAAACGATCCACCGTTTCCTCGTTGATGCACCATGAGTAATTGAATACAAGGTCTGTCAATTGTTCGCACATTTCCGATGGATTGATAACCTTGTTAATGAACTCGTTGAAGGACGTGAAATCGTATTCTTTAGCCTGCATAGCTCAACTCCTCCATCTTTGAAAATCCCAATACTAACATAAGAGAATCGAATTTGTCCACATACCACTCCGGTTGAGTTTCCTTCGGGTTGTTCTTGTTTATCTGATTCTCTCCGTATTCGAGTCCTTTCTTGGATATGGAGTTGAAATATTTGATCTTGCCTTTAGATGATTTACGTGATATACGTTCGATATATCCTAGCTCGATAGCCCTTTTGTAGAATTGATTCCGTGATACCTTGTAACCTTTCTCGTTGAGTAGATCGGTAGCCGACTTCATCACTCCCTTTGACGGTACGTAATCGGGCAATGGTAATCCAAGTGGCGTGGCTACCTTCTCCAGTAATGACAGCTTGGAAACGTCATTGAGGTTCAGCATCTCGCTTACACCTTTCACCCATTCGATTCCGGCACGTACTTTTGTTGGGGTAACGGACGATGGTCTGGATTGGCTAATTGATTTGCTTTCTTTCAGTCTTTCCTCGCAAGCGATGAAGTAACGGCGGGCTTGCTTCCCTTTCTCGCTTCTTTGTATCATTGATACTTCTTTCGCCATGCTTAATGTCATTGCGTAATCTTGAAGTTCTTGATTCGCAAGGGTGTTAAATACTTTACACCCTACATAGTCCTTGTTTTCGTCGAAACCGTACTGTAGTTGCCGATCAAACCAAGACTGGAATCTTTCTGTACAACCTAAAAAGTCGTACAAAGCTCTTGCGCTAACGGCTCTTTTACCGTTGCTTTCTGTGATGGGGATTAACGCCCCTACGTTTGTTGTAATTTCTGCCATTTTTGAAGTTCTTTAGGCATTACAGGAAAGTTTTGTGCTGCATCCCTATTTAGCAGGGCAAGCGAAAAGCGGTTGCTTCCGACCCGTTGAACTTCACCACATAGGCAGTGGGCGCATTAACGCTCCACACGGGAGAAACAACCGCTATATCATATAGATGCAACGATCTTACAAGCATAAAAAATGCCCGCTATATACGGCAGGCTTCCGCTTGCCTATGTGTATGAAGTTCGCTGCAAATATACCACTTCTTTCCAAAACGCCAAATGAAATCCTTGAAAAATTATCCCGCCCTGTCGAAAGCCTTCTCAAAGACCTCCGGCCTTAGCAAGGCGTTGCTTATCGCCGTGAACGCCTCCTTGTTAGCCTTGGCTATCCGGAAGATGTTCGTGTTATAAGCGTTTATCTCCCTCTCGATAGCGTTGGCCGTCCGTTTGGCGTTATGCCTGTAGTGCTCGCTATTCCTAATGGCCTCCATGAGCGATACCGTGTAGTTATACACTTGGCCGTTAACGAAAAGCACCATGTAGGTTAGCGAGGTGACAAGGCCGTTCGTGTCCTTGTCAATCTCTTCCCAATCGTTGTATTGTTTCATGATTTTGATTTTCACTACTCTCATCATAGATGAATGCAGCTTTCAACTATGATGAATGTCTTTCTTTAGAAAACTAAGTATATGTCGTATAACCTTGATAGTCCATCCATTGCCTAACAAACGGTATATCTGCGTATCAGAGCAATCCCATTTGTACCAATCAGGAACGGTTTGTAGCCTAGAGCACTCGATCGGGGTCAATCTCCGGATAGATGATGTCTCCACTAGGGTCATGCCATTAGCTTGTGATCCTTTATATGAGGAGGCAAGTAATGAGCTCGATTTTCCGTCTTGATCTTTCAAGTTTCTTTTTTGTCGTACACTAAGTATGGCATGGCTTCTTCTACTCATCTCGGCTAACAAGGCCGGACATTGTCCATTCGCATGATATACCCTGTTTTGTTGATATGGCTGGATGCCCCCGCTTTCCTTACTTTCATTTAACTGGATAATCTTATGGAGCACATTGTTCTGTTCCCATGCGTTTGACGATAAGGTTGGTGCCTTGCCACGGAAAACATTACCCTTATTATTGCCCCTAGGTCTTTGCAGGATCAAGTCCATATCCGAATGGTTTCCTGCTCCATGGCCTCCAGCTAAGAGACATGAGGCTTTGTTCTGATATTTTCTTGGCATACCGGAAGTATTTATGATTTCGTAATTATGTCTGGGGGAAAGTCCCCCTCTGCCACTGGCACGTTGGCATGGTGCCTTCCCGTTTACCGAGATAAAGGTCCCGGTGTTATTGCATGTGCCAGCGGCCATCAAGGAGACCGCTTTATCCCCGTCGATCTGGGTGAATCGTTTCTCCATACGTTTATCGTTTAAGATATACCTAATGGCCTTCTCGCTTAGGTAATATTTCTCGTCAACCTCTTCCTCCAAGATATCCCTTAACAATATACCCTCGTCCTTTGGCTGCGGTATGTCGGAGTGGATCTCCCCGAACAGTCCGACCTTCTTTGTCCTTATGTTCGTCCAATACCACCGGTTCCGGTTCTGGGCCGACACCAAATTTGAGTTTATGTTGACTGGATGAACACCGCAATACTCAGTAATTACCCGCATGTGCTCTTTCTTCATGTTTACGTTCTCAAGCAAGAAGAACACATCCGGGTTCAATGCCTTCACGTGGCTCAGTATGTCCACGAATACGAAGAAGAGCTTGCTTCTAGGATCATCGAAAGCCAGTTGTTTGCCGGCGAAAGAGAATCCTTGGCAAGGACTTCCTGCCAGTATGAGATCTATCGTTCCCCAATCTATCTCCCATTCCCTCCACTTAGTCACGTCCCCTAAATGTATCGTGTCCGGGAAGTTCAGCCTCGTTTGGGATATGGCGAACTTGTCGATCTCGCTCGCATAATAATGCTCCGGTTCAATCCCGAGTTCTCTTAATGCGATCCTACCACAAGACATTCCGTCAAATAAGGATAAAACATTCATGTCTCTCTCGTTTTAGCAAAAACTACGCTCTCGTGATCCGGCCTCAGATGGGCCATGCAAGCAGATGAGTATTCGCAGAATCTCGCTCCCTCGTCCCGAAAGACGCATCCCCTGCACGGGATCTTGTTCTTTCCATTGTAGTACGGGCTGTACTTTTCCACGATAATTTTCATGTCTCCTACCAACACGATCAAACCGGTAGGGGTGTTCTTCAGTCTGTTGATTATTTCCATGATCTGTTTTTAAAATGGTTCTTCTTGTGATACTTCTTGGCTTATAGTGAACCCGCTATCATCATATTCCATAAAGTGAGTGGTCTTTGCTTCAAATTTCACGATAAACTTGGCTAATCCGATATTTCTTCCTTTCGCTATATCTATCATGGCTGTTCCGACCACGGGATAATTCTGGAAAGGCTCAGGATAATATTTTCCATAAAGCTCAGGCCTATAGATCAACATGACAACATCGGCGGCCTCCGCTATTTGTCCGCTGGCCCTTAATCTAGCCAATGATGGGGCCGGATTCATTTGGTCCCTGTTTAGCTGGGACAAGGCGATGATCCATATGTCTAGTTCCTTGGCCAGATTCTTCAACCTACGAGCGGCCTCACCCATTTGTTGCTCGGTATTGCTACCTCTCATATTCACGGACAATATTTGCAGGTAATCCACTATCGCCCCAGATATGCCGTATTTGAGTTTCATCGTACGGATGGATGAAAGTATCGTGTCGATATTGGAAGTGCTCCTGTCGTCAAAATAAACAGGCTTATCGTAGATCTTTCCTATTCCCATGTCGATACGGTTGAATTGCTCGGGCAAGAGTCTTGAATACATGATCTCATTGGCGGGTATTCCAGACTCCATGGATATCATCCTAGCCGCTATCTGCTCTTTTTTCATTTCCATAGAGTAGAACGCTATCCCATCACCATTCTTGGCGGCGGATAACGATAAGGCTACCGCTAGGGATGTTTTTCCAGAAGACGTATCTGCCGCTATGATTATGAGATCTGATCTCTGTAATCCCCCGCTACGCTTGTCTATTTCATGGAATCCGGTAGGCGTTCCTGTTAGCTGTTTGTCATCGGATGCGTTAAGCTCCATTTGCCTTGATACCTCCTTGATCGCTTCCCTAAGGGTAAATACGCTGTCTTTCGATGTCTGGAAAAGCCCCTTGAGCTTGTCCTCTGTATCCGATAACGTGTCAACGATATCGTCCGACTCGGAGTAAGCCCTTGATATCAACTCCTCTCCGATATCGATAAATCTCCTTCTCTTCTCCTTGTCATGCAGTAGGGCGGCATGCTGGTAGATGTCGAATGTCATGCATGTGGATACTTGGCTTAACCTTAGCATGTCCGTGGAAGGGTCTATTTTCATCATCTCGTTGGCTACGGCTATCATGTCCGGTCTATCTCCTCTGCCGTCTATGTTGGATATAGCCTCGAACATGGCTCTATGGAAAGGATCATAGAAACAAGAAGGGGATAATATATCCCTTACCTCATTCAATGCGTTTCTTTCCGTCATTATCGTCCCCAGCACGACTTTCTCGGCCTCCGTATCGTGGGGGACTACCCTGTTAATTTCCATAATCTTTTTTCTTTACCTCCATTATCGTCTCAAAAATGCTATTCTTGAACTTTATGAGGCGATCGTCATTGTTAATTTTCTTGACTATTTCCGTTAATTGCTTCCTGTTCATACGGTTTAGGATCTCTATCTCCTCGTCTGAAGGGAATATGGGCATCTCAAGTATCAGAGGAGCCTCCTTTTCCAGATATGAGTATAGATTAGTTTGCCTTATTGATGTTAGGGATTTGAGATCCACTTTGCCTCTAGCTTTTTTTACTTGGTTAGAAGGAAGATCCAAGGCGTTTATGAACGTCCTTTTCCAGTCTATATTAGAGCTTCTCGAGCTTTTTTTCTTCTTCCATCCTAATTCGGTGCTCCAGTAGTCTAAATACGCTTTCTTTAGCGACAATCGGATGTCTATGCCCGGATGCAGACTTTGGCGTTGAGCTATGAACTCGTCATCGTTAGATAAGGATTCATAGGCTTCTCTCAACCGATCGCAGTACACATTGAAGCTTTCTCTCCAATTATCCGTATTTTCATCTTCCTCTTCCTCTTCTCCTTCTTTTTCCCCCATACCCCCTATATTATCCTTAACTCTATTACTATCTATATTACCTATACCTATACCATAGGGGCTATCAAGCCCCTTTGAAGGGGCTACCAAGGGGCTACCAAGGGGCTTTTTAAAGAAATCTTCAATTGATTGAAAACCAAATGATTGCTTCATTTCTTCTAATCTTCTTATTATACCTCTATGCGCAGCGTTCTTAGAATTCAAGGGAAGGTTCTTTTGGTGCTTGATGAAATTACGTATATAAATATACTTACCGTCCACCGAATAAAGTAATCGTCCTTCAAGCTCCCTTAGGCCTCTTTCAACTTCTTGCTTACCTAGTACTAGATCAAAGCTGATCTTCTTCTCGTTTATTTCCATGAAGCCAGCTAGGTCGCAAAGGTCGCACAAGTACAAGAACAGAAGCTTGCTAGTCGCTTTCAGGTCGCAGAACCAGTTATCCGTCCATTTGTTCGTATCTGTATATCTATATGCCATGTTCTAGTGTTTAATAAATTATTCCTCTATTATACAATTCCTCCCTATATTGCTCCAACGCCTGAAGGCATCGTTCCTTGTCCATGTATCCCATTGGCATTATTCCGGCCAACCTTGCGTTGCATCGGTCTATGCCATATTTGAGATCCTTGTTTGACATTTTCTTTATATCCATGATTACTTAAATTTAAAGTGTACGATATACTCCCCGGTCGAAACCGGGGCTTTTAAAATTTAATATGCTTTATTCTTTAGATTTTAGACAAAAGAAATTCCAAGCAATCCTCGTGTGGATCACTTGAATGATAGTTGTTACAGAACTCACGAAACGCATCGTAAAGTCCATTGGAGAGAATGAAGAAATACGCCTTGTTCTTGGCGTTCTTTTCGGTTTCAAACTTTTGGTAGGATACAGTTCTCGCACTGTTAGGCGTAGATGTAGAAGTTACTATACTTCGCTTCTCCTCTAATTTCAAGTTTCTTGGCATTGTAGTTGAAATTTGAGTTATGTACAAAAAGAAAGCTGTTCGCTTCCTTATTTTTCCGCCAAGAAACACTACATCAGTATCTGAGGTAGCCTACAAAGGAATACGAACAGCTCTTTATCTTTGCAGATATAAGCAATCGGATGGATATAAAAAATCCACCTTAGAATACTAATATGTAAATGTTTTCTTGGCGGGAAAACATCGCAAAGATACAACTCAAATTCAAAATGCCAAACAAAAAACTAATATTTATCTTTCTTATTTACGCTTTTATATGCGTAATAAATGGCAGACAAAATATTTAGTATTGCTATTATAAGCAATGCGGTTTGTAAAAATTTCGGCATACCGGACATACGGCTTACCATGAAGGCTATAAACGATAGCCAAAATGAAATCTCCTCGAATTGATATGTTTTCATATTGAAGTTTTTTTTAGAACCACGGGATATATCCCGGTGGCGTGTTGTCCTTGTCCTTGAATCTTTTTAGATGCTCTTCCACGTTCAACCCCTCTCTTACGAGGATGATCGTGTTCTTGTCAACCCTTACGGGTATCCTCTTGAATTTAGGCTCCGGGAGTATATCCCCGTTTGCCTTCGTGTTCGCTTTGATCGTTCTCATATAAGTTATCGTTTATAGTTGTCACAATACCGGAAAGAGTTCGCTACCCTTCCGGTATTCAATATTTCGCACCATACGGCCAGTCCCTTGTGAGGCTTACCGTTCACGCAATCGCCACATTTCACCTTTTCTTGCTCGTCTTTCTTCTTCGCCATATCACCAAGTCTTTATTTTTATTGGTAGATCGGCGTACCACCAAGCCAGAATCGTAGCGTCACGTTGATCTTGGTTCGTTCTCTTAGGCAAGGGACCGACTATGTAGGAGAGTTCCTCATGGGTTATCTTGCCCTCGTCCCCTTTCCAATGCTTGGTCAAAGGCTTTACCTCCTCGCAGGGAATCCCTATGTGCTCGCACATCTGGAGAAGCAATATCCCGGTTTGCTGGTTACGACCTACATACTTGGCTATCCTCTCGCCGGATTTACCCCTAGCCTTATGGAAGTTGCTTTTTTCGTTAAGCCATCCGGCCTCGACAATGACCACTATGTCTACCCCCTTGTACCTTTCTCTCGCCTCCTTGATAAAGTCAATCAAGGAAGGGAAGGGGAGGCTTGTTAATATTATCTGTCTCGTGGAAGGAGACAGTACGCATACACCGGATTTATCTATGTCCGGGTCAACGGCTATCACCAATTCGTATCTTTTCTTTCCCATGGATTCCTCCTTTCTTTATCGTTTATTAGTAAGAATACAGCCAATATCAATGCGATCAGTCCTAGTATCGCGGTGATAAGGTATATGGCTATTGTCAAGTGATCTAAATCTTGTATTGTTCCCATGATTATATGTTTGTTATTCGTGATGGTAGCGGGACTCGAACCCGCATGAGTTGCTGAAATTCCAAATAGGAAAGGACAAAACTACATTCTCTCGATAGTCACAAACCTTAGCGTCTACCAATTCCGCCATACCACCGTGTTTGCCCCGCATATCCTCACGGACGGCGGGGATAACCATTCTAACCCAAATCTAATACCATGAAAAATACACTCTAATATTAATATCCTTAGTTCTGAATCTTTATTAAATCGGGTATCGCTCCATAAATGGGGGTACGACCATCCCATTTGTCGATAAACTGCTTATAAAGAATTTCTTTAGTCAATCCTCTCGAGGTGATTAACGCTTGTTCCGTTTTCAATTGCTCCAACTCGTTGCGTTTCCGTTGCTCCGCTATCTGCTGGTCTAAAACCGAAATATTGGTGTTAACTTCATTCCTACTATCAATTTTCTCGCGAACCGCCTTGGAAAACTCTAATTGCGCCGAGAAGGTGAGTAATTGAAGACCTCTTTTCTCGAATTCCTTATCTACAATCTGCTCAAGGCGTTTCTCAAAAAGAAGCGAACCTCCGTCTGCCATTAAGCTATCGGTCTTATGTTTACGGCTTTCCTCCTTGATCAGGTCATAGATGCGAGGTTCTAGTATGTTATCCTCCAATGATTGCATGAAACCGTCTTTGCCTGATTCCGTATCGGCCTTGTCTATGTGCTTGTTATCGAAAACAACGTCTATTGCCCTGTTTTTGATAACCTTGTAGGAGTAAGTGGGGCGTGCGTTAAACTCCGTATTGTCTGCGGCTTTTAACGTGACAGGGCTTCCGAACTCGCCTCGTTGGTCGAATAGCGGGACTTGAAATAATTCCGTGCCCCATTCCCAAGTTGAAACCCTGCCTGATACGACCTTGAAATCCTCCTTCCCTTGTTTCCCATAATTTTCCATCAATACCCCAGCGTAATTAGGTGCTACACGTTCACAAGAGGATAAAAATACCATAGCGATTATCGCTATAGTAAAAAACTTAAAACTTGTCCTTTTCATTCTTGATAAAATTAAATAGTTTGTAAATTATAAATAATGAACTAGTTAACATAATGACTATTCCTAGCCATGCGTCAACATGGTTAAAAACTCTGTTCCCTACCGGAATAAAGGCTATGGCCAATATCAATATCCAGTGTTTGTTGATAAATTTCTTCATGATCTTTTCATTTATTAAACCTCCAACTCCTCGATTAATAGCTGTCCACATCCCATGAACCATACTTGGGAAGCTGGCGATTTCTGGAGCAAGGCGATCTCTATCGCGGCCTCCTTGAACTTGCTCTTGTCATGCCCGGCCTTTTGCCGGATGAAGGATTGCGTCCTAGTTATAAGATCCCCGTCCCCTTCCTTGGGATCACGGGTTATGATATCCTTGCACTCTCTCATCTTATCCTCTATTGATTTAGAGGTGTCAGACAATGATTTCTCTATCTCTTTTTTATCAATGTCAACAACTCTCTTATTGACATCCGCGTTGAACGGGAATACGTCCATGATCATTGTCTCCGAGACAGAGGCGATGGTGTAATCCGCCATTGTCCCCTTCATGCCTTCTTCTAGCACGGCTATGGCCTCTTTTAGATTAGAGGCTTGGGCTAACATGGTAGCGGCGGTTTTCTTTTCCGCTCCGCTCTTCTCGTCCAACGTGATAAAATAAACCTTGATCTTATAGAACCGATCACCATTCTCGTTGAAGAATAATTCGGATAAACGAATTCGTTTGATGTCTGTTACCGTGAATTCACCCGTGATGAAGGGGCGGATCTCCTCGGTGATTTTTGCTTCAGCTTCTGTAAAGCTTAAGCTATCAACTAAATATTCTTCTGTTACCCGTTTTTGATTGCCATTTTCTAATAATTTTTCAAATGACACTTTACATGAAAAATATGTTCTTGCCATAATTATTTATTTTTTATAAATTCCCACCTAAAACCTCCAGCTTGTCTATTTTTACCTTGACATACGCAAGATATGTTTTGGCTTTTTATCCCTGTTGATTTGGCCGCTTGTGATATTGATTCAAATTCTCTTATATTATTTCCTTTATTATCAATTTGAAAACAGGTTTACCCGGCGCAAATTTCTTTTTTAAAATATCTCTTCTGTGTATCTGGTTTTCAGAAGAGTCACACCATTCTATATTTGATAGATTGTTATTGGTCTTATTCCCATCAATATGATTTACCTGATTTTTGAAAATATCACGGGGTAGGAACGATTTAGCTACTAATCTGTGAATAAGAAAACGTTTATATTTTCCATTCTTAAATAGTGTCACTGTTAGATATCCTTTACTATGCTTGCCAAGCGATAGAATTTGGGCATTTCTTTTATATCTTCCAGTCCCTTTACTTTCAAATATCCTTTCCTTAGACCTAACTCTACCCATATTAGAAACTTGATATAACCCTTCGTATCCAACTATATCTTTCCAAATTTCATCCATATTTATATCATGTATTGTGCATATTGTTAATAGTTTACGTTATACTTCTTTCTCTCGTATTGTGGGATATACCCCTTGCAAGGGGTGTTCCCATTAAATAAGACCGACTCCGGCCTCACAGTTTCCCCATCTTTTTTAGACGGGTCTTTCCAATGTTTTTGCCGTTGATGGCAGAGGCAATGTCTTTTAGAGCATGCCTCATTGAGGCAGTATTTAAGATCTCTCATTTTTCTTATAGGTTTCCAGCTTCTTGACTTCCTTTTTAAGGAGTCTGGCAGCATCCATGTATTTGACGCTGCCATAAGGAGCGGTAATAATAATGTTGGTATGCCTCACGATCTTATCTATAAGATAATTTGGAGGCCTGTCACTTTTTCTCATGACTAAAAATTCGAAAGGTTTCTCATGAAATCGTATTCGGATATATCACGAAGGAATACCGAGAAAAGCACGTCCTTCACACGCTCGTAGAGATCCATGAACTCGGCCTCGTCCATCTTGTCGAAGGCTATCGACTTCGGGACCTCTATCCATTCCTTACGTGATATGTTATAGGCCGTATCGCAATGCCCGGCGGCGATCTCGACGGTCTTCCGGAAACACTCCACGCTCTCCTTGAAATGCGCCGTGGTCTTCTCGTTCTGGTAAGACCATGCGCAATTTATCAAGGCGAAATACTTTTTCAGAAAGTCGTAGTTCCGTGCCAGCGTTATCTTGGCCTTGTAGATCTTACCTAGCTTGAGTTTTTTCTTCTCGTCATAGTCGGAATCATAGCATGGCCTCAATCCGCTGGCTGTGTTGAGCAAGTATAGTTCCATGGTCAGAACGGCAATCCATCGTCTTCTCCAACCGATGGGGCGTTGTTGATATCCTCCGGTGAGGGGATATTGCTCTTGAACGTGGATTCCATCAAGTCACCTATGCTATAATAAACGCCTTCCTTTCGCTCCTCTTTCCTTGGGGCGCAAGACACATAATGCGTATAGGTGCGGTTGTCGAACGTGACAGGCTCTTTTTTCTCCCCGATCGAGATATTGAGGAAGATCTTCTCTCCCTTGGCCGTCATTACTTTTTTCATCAACTCCTTCGGTATGTCGCTCAAGCAGATTGAGCCGTATAAATTCGCCATAATGTTTATGATTTTAAATTTTAGATTTATAAGCGGGGCGGTCGGTTATTCGCTACGGCGGGGATAACCACCGTCCCGTAGCCACGGCATGCGTGGATTATTTTTTGTTGAATGTTATAGAATATGACATCTTAGCCATCCGTATCGCCGGATGGATCGTGTATATCTCTCCGGTCTCGTCATCAATGACCGTGGTATTATCCGGCACCGTCTTCAGGAACGCCTCCCGTTCTTTTATCTTGGCATCGAGAAGCATCCTTTCCTCGACCAGCCTAGCGTAGACCGGATCATTGCAATTGGAGTGGTCGTAGGATACGCCTGTCTCCTTTATCTTGACCGTGGCCCCGTTCCAAGAGCGCTCCTTCCCGTATTTCTCGATCTCGGAAAGGACAGCGTCCTTCATCCGGTCATCGTCCAGCGTCCTCTTGATGGTCTCTTGCATCGCCTTTAACTTGACGACGTGTGATACGGGATCTACCTCGCCTTCCAGTACCGGGTTCAAAAGGTCTATGGATAAAGCCTCGATATCGCTTTTCGTTAGCGGGGTCTTGCCGCTTAGCTCTAGTTCTTTGCTCATGACAGGTTATTGTTTATTTTATAGTTGTTGTATATCTCGATAATGGATTCCATTTCCACCTTTCCGACGATGTAGGACTTGTTTATAAGGCTCTCCACGGAGAAAGACTGGTTGGATTCCTTGGCCTTCTTCTCGTTCTTGTATATCCACTTAGATATGGATTCCATGGCACTCTCATTATTTATATGATCTCTCGTAAGCTCTTTCTTCTCGTTGGAGTTAGCCTTTTTAGGCTGCTCCTTTTGGGCGGTATTACCGCTCGCTATGTTAGCGTCCTCGTCATCGTCAGCCACGATGCCTAGGATGGCGCAAAAGGCGTATCTCTTGGCGTAAGTGATGGCCGATCCTATGGATTGAGCGTCCGCCGTATTGGATGGCATCCTTACCTTGGACGATATCCATTGACCGGAGGAATGAAGCAGTATGGTCCGGATAGAGTAATCATCCTCTATTAGCTGACATACTGAAAGTTCATTGTCGGCTAATGGCTGTTTCGCCGCCCTTTTGCATTCGGATAGGTCCGCATACTTAAACTTGTATTCTCCTCCCGTTTTAGTCCTTACCTTGACCTCGGAATTGAGGCTTGGTTGCTCTAGCGATCCTTGGAACTTGGCCAACGCTATCGCTAATTTGTCAATCTCTTCTGATTTGTCCATGTTATCGTGTATTTAAATTCGTCAGCCTCCGGGAATCGAACCCGGACTAAGACCATCGGCCGCCCTTCCCTCACTACCGTGTCCCTCTCCACCGGGCCAATGATATCGTCATGGCCTACCACTTGTCTAGGATATCGGTTGCCGGTCTGGGTCGGGGTTGCACCTCGTAAGGGCGGGATGTTACCAATTATATGAATCACATAGGAACCTAAGCTCCTCCATGCTCTCCTCATATTCCTCGTTGTCTTCCTCCCCGTCGTACTCCGGTTCGCCGTCGGGGTCTTTGATGTAGATGTCTCTCATGCGATCCATCGATAAGCAAGGCCTTGAATTTATTCGATCTCGATAATTTCGAATTTTCCTTTCTTTATATATATCTTATGATTGTAGTAGTCTTTGACTATTCCATGATCGGAAACTGTGTTTATGTTCTTTGTGCAATCCTCTACATATGAGTTATTGTAAGCCTCGACCGTGGCAGAGCCGTAAGCCTCGACCGTGGCAGAGTCGTAAGCCTCGACCGTGGCAGAGTCGCAAGCCTCGACCGTGGCAGAGCCGTAAGCCTTGACCGTGGCAGAGCCGTAAGCCTCGACCGTGGCAGAGCCGTAAGCCTCGACCGTGGCAGAGTCGTAAGCCTTGACCGTGGCAGAGTCGCAAGCCTTGACCGTGGCAGAGTCGTAAGCCTCGACCGTGGCAGAGCCGCAAGCCTCGACCGTGGCAGAGCCGTAAGCCTCGACCGTGGCAGAGCCGCAAGCAAATGATTTAGCATTAGAGGTGTGTTTTTTTCTTGTGTAAATGCCAGCTTCGGTTAATTCCTCCTCAGTAAAGTTTTCTTCTAGGTAATTTGCGTCAATCATCTTGGACGTACTCAAGACCCAATACCAATTATCGGTTATCGCTTTCAGCAAGTCTTGTTTGCTTTTTGCGTTTAACCCCATACTGTATCCATCTTGGCAAGCGTGATGTTTTTTAGCCCGTTCAAGCAGATCTTCTTTTAATTCTTCGAATGTCTTCATTTTTTATCGTTTATTAGTTTAATGATATCTTTTCTTATCTCTATCAATTCTTCCTTGCTAAGAGAATTTAGCTCGTCTAGGATATCGTCCTTCTTGGATCGGTTCGGTCTTGAAGGGGCTTGCACCACGTATATCACCCCGAAATCATTTTTCTGACTCATAAGTCATTATTACGATTTGATGTACCACAATAAAGATTGATATCACCCCAAGGATCAAGAGGTGAATATTGAGAGGTTTTTCGTACCACTCGAATATTGACACTATTGATATCAGCCCTAGTACGGTAGCGGCGATCATCCTTAGCGAGAAGATGATAATGCTCTTTATGGCCCGGAATATCTTCCAGAACCATGCTTGGTTTCTCTTTATCATATATATTGTTGTTTTTAAAATTCGGAAGAAAGGCCTCATATCCTCACGGACGGAGACCTGCGTTGCAAAATTGTGACTTTGATTTTCTGATTGAATAAGCACCCCTAGGGGTGAAACGTGCTCCCTGCCGGGCTTGAACCGGCGACCCTAACATTATGAGTGTTGCGCTCTAACCAACTGAGCTAAGGGAGCGTTTGCCGGGGAATCCCACCCCGGCGAGTTCTTAATCATTTAAAAATTCTTTCTGCCTGCCTCACGGCGGTATATTAAGGTTTTGGTAGTGAAGTGTATAATAATTAGCAATGTGATTTAAGCGTGGTAGCCGGGGGAACTCGAACCCCCTGTAACCCTGAATAATAATATAACTGGATAACCGGATTCTCACCGGACGCAAGCCTTTGTCTTGCGGCTAAACATACAATATTAAAACTGATCATGGTTCGCTACCTGCCCTAGCCATTTCCTAGGGTGGAATTCTTCTTTCTTTCATGTGATTAACTTGGTTATTAATAGGTCTATCGGTCTTTTTCGTCAACATCTTCAACTTCGCTCTCGAGATCGTTCTTGATCTCATTGATAGCTTGGATGGTGTTGTCCGCGTTGATAATCGTCTCCTTGTACTCGATCAATTGATTGATCTTGCTCTTGTAATTTACCCCGTCGTCACCTAGGTTGTTTATCTCCTCGTGATACCGGATGTCGGCTAATACCTTTTGCTCCTCTACGTTGTTTAACGCCGAGTCAAGCGCTCTCATGATCTCTTGACTCCTTAACTCTGACAGTCTCTCTGTTTGTTTTTTACCCCTAAGGATAGAAAGGATCTTTTTCATACTCTCAATAATTTTGTTGTTTTTATTAAATGGATTTTATCGCTATGTGATCCTCCATTATTAATCATTTGGAGGAGCGCATCCATTCCTCTGCTTATTTCGGTGTTTGGATAATTTTCCCATCCAAAGCCGCCGAAACCTTCGATTGGATTCTTTTTTTCTGATTGATTCTCCATTTCGTGTTTTATATTTAAAAAAATAACGTTTTCTTTATCCGGCCTGCAATAAGAATCACAAAACCATTCTTGCTCTTTTCCTCCGCATCCTTGACATCTTTCTTGCCACTGCGTGTTATCCAAGTTCTGTGTTATGACAAGTAGCGTGTCTTTCCCAACAGTTACCGTGCTCCCGATAGGGATTGATATCAGTTTGTTGTGCAATTCTTGATCTATCATTTATCTATCATTTATCTATTAAATCCCCCACAACCTCCAACGGTTTCGAACCCGAATCATAGACGGGTGGGGGAGTATTAATCACTAACGTAAATCCGTAGTTCTCGGATTGACCGTCTTTCCGATCTGTCGTCATCTTTTTTGTTCTCGGGAGCCTATTCGATTGGCGGCTAACGCCTTCAGACCCGAGATATGCGTTGAAGAGGATAGGGTTAACCAATGTCTGACTCATAACACCCCAAGGAATATCCTCTATATCTGTCTCTTATACACATCTCCGAGCCCACGAGACTCGACGTCATCTCGTATGCCGTCTTCTGCTT